TGGGCGCGGTTGACGCACCGGCTCCAGACCGACGACTACGAGCTGAAGATCGACGCGGCGCTGACGCAGGCGAACGCCACAGCGAACCTGATGAAGCAGCTTCTGGCGGCCCTGCGGCTGCCGGACGCGGCGACCGGCCGGCGTCCGCAGTACCGCGGGGCGCGGGGTGCTCAGGCCCCGTCGGTGCCGGGCGGCAAGAAGGCCGGCACGGTGACGGCGCTGGAGAAGTTCCGCGAGGTATCCGGAGGCTGACGTGCCGTGGAAGCCGCTGTTCGACGGTCACGTCCCCTCGCTCGGGTACGAGGTGGCGGACTGGATCACCGAGCACTGCTGCCACGGCCCGGGTGACATCGCTGGTGAGCCGATCGAGCTGGACCGGGAGTGGCTGCGGTTCCTCGTGGAGGCGTACCGCATCGACCCGGTGACGGGCCGGCGGTTGTACGACGAGGCGGTGTTGTCCCGGCCGAAGGGGCGGGCGAAGTCGGAGCTGGCCGGCTGGATCGGGGTGGCGGAGGCGCTGGGCCCCGTCCGGTTCGACGGGTGGAACGCCGACGGTCAGCCGGTGGGCAGGCCGGTGCGGACTCCGCTGCTGAAGTGCCTGGCCACTGAGGAGTCGCAGGCGGGGAACACGTTCGAGAACATCGCCTACATCTGCGGCGAGTGGGGCAAGGACAACCACCCCGAGGTGTACGGCGCGATCTCCGGCGCCCGCAACTACCAGTCGGCGACCGCGCTCTATCTGCCGCACGGCGGTGAGATCCGGGCGTGCACGTCGGGCTCGGCCAGCAAGGACGGCGGCAAGGAAACCTGGGTGTGCGCCGACGAGACGCACCTGTACGTGCTGCGCGAGCTGAAGTCGATGTACGGCACGGTGAGCCGGAACCTGGGCAAGCGGGACCAGCCGTGGCTGATGCAGACCTCGACGGCGTACCGGCCGGGTGAGCAGTCGGTGTTCGAGGACACCCTGACCGCCTGGCGCAAGGGTGAGCTGTCGTCGTCGGTGCTGATGGACCACCGCGAGGCGAAGGGTCGCATTGACCTGGACGACGAGGCGCACACGAAGGCGCAGTTGCGGCAGGTGTACGGCGAGGCCGCCGGCTGGCTGGACCTGGACCGGATCTACCGGAACATGCGCGACCCGCGGATCTGCAAGGACGAGGCGGAGGCGGCCCGGTACTACCTGAACCGGCCGCTGTCGACCAAAGACGCGTGGATCCCGCTGGACGTGGTGGAGCGGCAGGTTCGCGCCGAGGTCGTCGAGCCGGGCACGTCGATCGCTCTCGGGTTCGACGGGTCGTTGCGCGACGACGCGACGGTGCTGATTGGGTCGCGGATGTCTGACGGGTTCCTGTTCCCGGTGGGTGTTTGGGCGAAGCCGTCCGGGCCGGAGGGCGCGTGGTGGGAGGTTCCCCGCTCGGATGTCCTGGCGGCGATCCGGGAGGCGTTCACCCGGTACAAGGTGAGCCGGCTCTACGCCGACCCGCATGAGTGGCGCTCGGACATTGACACCTTGTCTGAGCAGCTCGGCGCGGAGCGGGTGCTGTCGTGGGAGACGCGCCGGGATGTGCAGATGGCCGCCGCCCTGGATCGCCTGCGTACGGACCTGATGACGGGTGTGGTGTGGCATTCGGGTGACCCGGTGGTGGTGGAGCACTTCGGTAACGCCTATGTGCGGCGCAAGGGCGGTCACCGGCTGGTCCGCAAGGAGCACGCCGACTCGGGCCGAAAGATCGACAGTGTGATCGGCGCCGCTTTGGCGTACGAGGCCCGCGCCGATGCGCTCGCCGCTGGCTGGTCGGCCGAGCCCGCAGACAACCGAGTCGTGGTGTTCCGATGAGCTGGAGGGGGTCCCGTGGCGCTCAGCGATGACGAGCGGGAAACCCTCGGCAAGCTCCAGATGAAGGTTGGTCGTGCGCAGCGGCGCAACCGGTTGAACGAGGCGTATTACGAGGGCGAGCAGCGGGTTGACCAGCTCGGCCTGGCCGTCCCTCCGGAGTTGCGCCGCTTCTTGACGGTCGCGGCTTGGCCGGGAACTTACGCGGACGAGATCGCGGCACGCACCACTCTGGAGGGCTTCGAACTCCCCGACGCCACGGAAGCCGACGACGAGCTTTGGCGCATCTGGCAGGCCAACGGTTTGGACCTGGAGTGGAAGCTCGGTCAACTCGACGCGATTGTGCGCGGCAACGCGTTCGCGATCCTCGGTGCGGGTGACGCCGACACGCCAGATTCGCCGTCCGCTGAAGGTGGTGACGGCGATCGAGAGCGGTCCGCTGAGATTCCGCTGATCACGATCGAGTCGTCTGATGAGGTAGCTCTTGAGCTGTCGCCCCGGACTCGGCAGCCAGTCGCGGCGGGCAAGTTCTACGCCGACGACGGGGTGGCTCGGGCCACGCTCTACCAGTCGCGTGGGACGGTTTGGCTTGAGCGCCGCAACGCCCGGTGGGTGGAACTGGACCGCGACGAGCATGAGCTGGGCGTAGTGCCTGTAGTGCCGCTGGTGAGCCGGGCTCGGTTGTCGAACCGCGACGGCCGAGCGATATTCACCCGGATTATGGGGCTGACCGACGCTGCGGCGCGGGCGCTGACAAATGCGCAGATGGCCACTGAGATCATGGCGATCCCGCAGCGGTACGTGCTCGGTGCGAGCAAGGGCGACTTCGTCGACAAGGACGGCAACGTCCTGCCGACATGGGAGGCGTACTTCGGCGCGATCTGGGCGCTGGCGAACAAGGACGCCAAGGTTGGCTCGTTCAGCGCGGCGGACCTGTCCAACTTCGACACCATCGTGAGCCTGTACGCCAAGCTCGTGTCTGGGGTCTCTGGCCTGCCGATGCGCTACCTCGGGCAGGCCACCACGAATCCGCCATCTGCCGAGGGCATCCTGGCCGACGAGTCTCGGGTCATCAAGCAGGTGGAAGACTTCCAGACGACCCTGGAGGCGTCTGCGGAGCGGGTCATGAAGCTGGCCGTGCGGATTCGCGATGGCGAGTGGGATCCGCGGATGGAGCAGCTGGAGACGCAGTGGCGCTCCGCGGCCACACCGACCCGGGCGCAGGCGGCCGACGCTGCGGTGAAGCTTGTGCAGCAGAAGATCATCCCCCGCGAGGCGGCCTGGGTGGACCTCGGCTACTCGGCGGCGCGGCGCAAGAAACTCGCTGAGCAGTTCGCTGCCGAGGAAGCGCGGGATCCGATGCTGGAGATCGCGCGGGCGTTGCCGGTGCAGCAGGCGGGCGCGGTGCCGGCTGAGGCTGAGGCCGGCGATGCCTTCGCTGGTTGAGGTCGCGGGTCTGCACGCTCGGACCCGGCGCCGGTTCGCGCAGGTCGCCGCTGGTGAGGCGGCCCGGCTGTGGTCGCAGGTTGACCCGGATCGGATCGGGCTGTCGTGGCTCTCCCTGTTGCCGAGGTTGCTCGTACTGCTGACCGGTGCGCAGACTGCTGCGGCGGCCCGTGCGGATGGCTACCTCGACGAGGTGCTCGACGCTCAGGGCATCACGCCGCGGGCGGTTGGTCGGGTGTCGGCCACGGCGTTGGCCGGTGTGGCGTCGGATGGCCGGGACCTGGCGGATCTGCTGTACCAGCCGGCGGTTCGGACACTGGTTGGGATCCAGCGCGGCGCGACGGTCGATCAGGCGCTCGCTGGCGGTGGTGCTGGTCTGGACATGCTGGTCAGGACTCAGGTCGCGGACGCGGGCCGGGTGGCCGACGGAGTCGCCACGGCAGCGCGAGACGTGCCGGGGTACCGGCGGATGCTGGTGGGCGGCGGTTGCGATCGCTGCGCGGTGCTGGCCGGCAAGTACTTCCGGTGGAACGCCGGGTTCGATCGGCATCCGCGTTGCGACTGCGTGCATGTGCCGGCGCGTGAGGACACCGCCGACGAGGTGATGACCGACCCCAAGAAGTACTTCGCCAGCCTGTCCGCAGCCGAGCAGGACCGCCAGTTCACCAAGGCTGGCGCCGAGGCGATCCGACTTGGCGCGGACATGGGTCAGGTCGTCAACGCCCGGCGTGGTGCTCGCGGTCTGCTGACGGCTGGCGCGCGGGTGACCGGTGACGAGGCGCGGATGCTGCGTGGCGGTCGTGACCGTGGCCGGCTGGAGGCGGTCGACGTGTACGGCCGCCAGTTGTATATCACCAGCGAGGGCGTGACGGTCCGAGGTGTGGCCGGGAAGCGGCTGGGTGCCCGGGAGACCGGCACGCGCCAGCCCGGCGCCCGGTATCGCTCCGCGAAGACGCCCCGGCTGATGCCGGAGAGCATCCTCCAGATCGCCGGTGACGACCGCCAGGAAGCGATTCGCCTGCTCAGGCGCTTCGGCTACATCACGGATTGAGACTTCCCCACGCGCAAGGCGTCGGGGCTGACCCCGCAACGGAGTCGACATGGAAGACAGCACCACCAGCCCGGAGCAGAACGCCCCCGAGGCAGACAACCCGGCTGGCGCCGAGCACCTCGGTGACGCTGGCAAGAAGGCGCTCGACGCGATGAAGTCCGAGCGCAATGCGGCTCGCACTGAGCTGCGTGACGCCAAGGCGAAGCTCGCCGAGTACGAGAAGGCGGAGCAGGCGAAGGCCGAGGCGGACAAGTCGGAGGCCGAGAAGCGCGCCGCCGCCGAGCAGCGCGCCGCCGAAGCGGAGCTTCGGGCGACGCGCTTGGAGGTGGCCCACGAGAAGGGCCTCACGCCGGCGCAGGCCAAGAGGCTGGTGGGTGCCACCCGTGAGGAGCTGGCGGCGGACGCCGACGAGATCCTGCGGGACTTCCCGACGACCCCGGCGCCGCCGGAGCGGAAGGTTCCGAAGCCGGACCCATCGCAGGGCAGCCGTGGCGGGGTGAAGCCGTCGTCGGCCGAGCGGGCGAACAGCCGGTTGGAGCGGCTCGGTATTCGCAAGCCCGCCAGCACCTGATTCACCCCCGGGGCGTACCGCGTCGGGGTCACCACCCAGAGATGAGGGATCACACCCATGTACAGCGATCTTGGGGTGACTAAGACGACCCGGCGTGCCGGCGGCCCTAGCTGGGCCGGCGAATTCCCGGTCGACTGTGCACCCATCACCCTCGACGCGGATGCCGTGCTCGCGGTCTACACCGACGGCAACATCCCGTCCGGCGCCTGCTTGGCGCTGAACACCACCACCAACCGGCACGTGCCCTACGGCGGCAGCTCGGACGAGGTTCAGACCCTCACGGTCACTGGCACCCCGACGGGGGGCACCTACACGCTGACCTTCTCGGGTCAGACCACCGCGGCGATCCCCTACAACGCGACGGCCGCGCAGGTCCGCACCGCGCTGGAGGCGCTGAGCAACATCGGTGCCGGCAACGTGACCACGGCCGGCGGCGCCCACCCGGGCACGCCGATCACCGTGACCTTCGCCGGCACGCTGGCCAACACCAACGTCGCGCAGATGACGGCGAACAGTGCGGGCCTGACTGGTGGCTCCACCCCGACCGTCACGCCGACCACCACGACCGCTGGCGGCACCGACCTCGGTGCGGGCGGCTCCGAGACCGCGAAGGGGTTCCTGCTCGGCGACAAGCAGGTCCGGTCGGGCCGTCACGTCGACGCGGCCCTCTACTACCGGGGCCGGGTCTACTCCGACCTGCTGCCCAGTAACAGCGGGTTCGACGCCGCAGCCCAGGCTGAGCTGACCCCGAACATCTACTTCGACAAGGTGGGTGCCTGATGGCCACCATGGCTCTCGAACTGACCGATCCGGAGGAGCTGACCCTCGCGGCTCGGCAGATCCCGTTCCCCGGGGGCATCCTCCAGCGGTGGCTGCCGGCCGTGCAGCGCCGCGACCACCGTTACCTGTTCCGCCGGTCGGCGCGTTCGCTGCGGCGGGCGATCCCGTTCCGGCCGTGGAACACCCCGGCGGTGCCGATGGACCGCGGCGAGATGACCGAGGTCACCGGTCGGATGCTGCCGCTGTCGGCGATTCTGTGGCTGCTGGAGGAGGACTCCCAGCTGCTCGACGCCGCGCGCGCGGCCGGCGATGAGAACGCCATCGCTGAGGTGTTCGACCAGGACCTGCTGACCCTGACCCGCGGTGCTTTGCAGCGCATCATGCTGGCCCACGGCGAGGCCATCGCCTACGGCAAGGTCACCGTCGGCACCCAGGCGGTACCGGAGAACCGGCTTCAGCTGGGGTCGGTGGACTTTGGGATCCCGGCGCAGCACTTCTTCACCGCGGGGACGCTGTGGAACGCCGGGAGCCCGGACATCTTCGGGCAGATGGACGCCCACAAGACGGTGTACAAGACCACCACCGGCGGCGAAGTGCTGCCGGGCGTGGCGGTCGTCTCCACCCGGATCCTGAACGTCATGCTCAAGGATCAGGACTTCCGCAACGTGTTCGGCTCGCTGCTCGGTGCCCCGCCCTCGATTGGCGCGGGAAGTGTCCGGCAGGCGCTGACGGACCGGGAGCTGCCGCGCCTCATCGTGGACGACACGATGGTCCCGGATCACACGGGCAAGATGACCCGCGTCCTCCCGGACGACCGGATCATCTACCTGCCGGAAGAGCCGGGCACCGAGGGTGGCATGCCGGTCGGGCAGACCCAGTGGGGTACCACTGAGGAGGCGAAGAAGCTGGTCCGCGCGCAGGCGCTGGGCGAGGAGAACGCGCCGGGCCTGGTCGCGGTGGCGATGGAGTCGGAGAACCCGGTGCACACCGGGACCCTCGTCTCGGGCATCGCGATGCCGGTGGTCACCGACCCCGACCTGATCATGTCGGTGAAGGTGCTCTGATGGCCAAGCTGACCGAGAACACGCACGTCAGGCACCCGGAGACGGGTGAGCTGGCGTTCCTGGTCGCTGGCGGTGACGTGCCCGAGTGGGCGTCGTCGCTGGTCGGCGAGCACCTGGTCGAGGGCGGCTCTGTTCGCCACCGCGAGGTGGGCCCGGTCCAGGAGGACCCGGAGGCCGAGTTGGCACGGCTCCAGGCGCGCATCAACGCGCTGAAGGCCGCCATCCCGTCGACCGTCAAGGGCTCGGACGAGGACGGCCAGGACGGACCCCCGCCGAAGGGTGGGGCCGGTTCGGGTGCTCCGGCGTGGCGTGAGTACGCCGCGAAGCACAACGTCGAGGTGGCCGAGGACGCGTCCCGTGAGGACGTGGTGGCCGCGCTCACCGAGGCCGGGGTTCCGACCGAGTAGCAGGTGCCGGGCCGGGCGGCATTCCTCCCCGCCGTCCGGCCCACCTGCGTCAACGACATGAAGGGGTGAGCGGTGCCTGTTCTGTTCGAGCTGGAGCAGCTCGCCTCGTACATGCAGACGGACGGCCTGGATGCGGCGTCGGCGTCGCTGGCCCGTGACCTGGCCACGTCGCTGATCCGGAGTGAGGTTGGGGCGACCCGGTACGACGCGCTGTCGGACTTGTCGCCGTTCCTGCCGGTCGCTTTGGAGGTGGCGCGGCGGGTGCTGCTCAACCCGGGTGGTGTGCGGTCGGAGCAGGTGGATGACTACTCGGTGACGTACGCGACGGAGTTCGTGGGTGGGGCGGCGTTGACGGAGGCGGAGCGGGCGTCTGTTCGGGCCGCTGCTGGTCTGTCGTCGTCGGGTGCGTTCACGATCCGTCCGGCCGCGCCGGTCGAGCCGGCGGTGTGTGTGAGGTGGTGGCGGTGACGCGCCGCAGGTTCCCCGACTCCGCTGACCGGCTGGGCTATCAGCTCGGCCCGGACAACCGGTTCTGGACGGGCGCCGGGCTCCCTGCGGTCGCCTACGACGCGTTGACCGGGCCGGAGTTGGCGGACGTCGCCACCGACCCAGACGGTGAGCCGATCGCGGATGCGACGCTGACCGTGGACGCGACGTCGGGCCTGCCGGACTTCCTGGGCCCCGATGACGACCGCGATGTGGTTTACGTCAGCGTCAACGGCGGCCCGCGGTACCCGGTGAAGGCGAAGACCGAGGATCGGGTTGCCGAGTTGGCAGCCGATTTGGGTTCGGCGCTGGATGGTGCGGCGGCGGACGCGACGGCGAAGGCGGACGCCGCGCAGGCTGCTGCTATTGCCGCGTCGGTGCCGCGGGGGTACGGCAAAAACCTGTTCGACTACACGACCGCTCAGGCCGGGAAGTTCTGGAACGGCGCGTCGGGCACCCCGATTGACCTGGCGGGTTGGTACGCGAGTAGGCCCATCCCGGTCACGGTCGGACAGGCGTACTCGCTGACGAACGCGCGCAACTACCTGTGGTTGACCTCGGGGATGGTCCCAACCGGGGCGTACGGCAACAACCCGACCGAGGGTCCGGTCACCGCGACGGC